CCAGGGCATCCAGAACCGCCTTGTTGACCTCATCACCAAGAACGACCTGCTCACCGTAGTCGATCGTCATATGGTTCTCCAGATCTGTCACGCGGTTATCAATCTTCACCAGTTTCTTATCATGCATCAGGATTGCTTTCATCTCCGGCGAATAGTCGTCCATCTCATAGCTCCCGGTCTTGTGGATCGCCGGCAGCACTTCTGATGTCACCCAGCGTTTGAAACGCTTCGCAGACCCTAACTTACTGCTTAGGATAAGGCTATAAAGACCCGATTCATTGATCACCGTCAATTCCTGTGTCCCTCCAGGGGTATCGCATTTCGCTACCCCCTTATCTTCTCTGTCTACATGTTTGCTGATCGCATCGCTGGCGTTTGCATATCCCAATGCCTCAGCCACATCTCTAGCAATAAACCACACTTCTCCGTCTCTCGTTACAGTCCTTACCTGCCCAAACTCTTCGCTCTCAAAAATCTTCAACTGTTCCATATTGCCTCCTTACTCGTTCAACGTTCTTTCCAATGCGTCAAAATCATAGTCTCTTTGCGGAAATGCATTGAATGTATTCTTTACGGTTTTCTTTTCCTTCTTCTTGGCTGCTGGCTGCTTCTTGATTGGATAGAAGCTCTTCCAGCCGCTTACAGTCGCTTTTCTGACAATCGCCTCCATCTCCCTCGGATCCGTTGACAAATTCTTAAGATCCTCTTTCAACAGCTTCACCTGTTCTTCTGTGATCCTTGCACCTTCCTCTCTCCTGGTCTTCAGGAACAGCAGGAAGGCTTTGTTCAGGGAATCATCAGAAAAATAGGAATCCGGCGGAGCCGTATCTATATCTATATATTCTTTTTTCTTTTCCTTTCCTTTTGTGTTATTTTTCTCGGAATTATCCTCTTTTTTCTCGGAAAAACCGCTTTTTTTCTCAGAAGAATTTAAAGAAGGGTTCACTTTAATAAATGTTTCGGTCTCTTCTTCCGAAAGAAGCCAGAACCTCTCGGCTGTGATCGGCGTTTTCGTGGCTCTGGCTTTCACCATCGCCTGATAACGCCTCTGTATTCCGGCAGAGGTCAAGACCTTGTCCGACTGGAAAAGTGTATCGTCAAACAGTGACCGTTCCAGCAAGAAGTTCAAGACCTGCTTCACCTTGTTGCCATCCATGTTCAGGTCATCCGAGATGATATATTCAAAATCATCGTCAACCTGTAAGTAATACCCTGTCTTGTAGATCTCACATAAAAGATACAGGTACAAGACAATCCCATCCGCCCCATAGCGGGCTTTCAGGATCTTTATCTTTCTGTCTGAGAAGAAGTCTGCATCCATCCGGAAAAAGCGGTTCCCTTCCTGCTTCTTCCTTGCCATACCAGCCTCCTGTTTCTCTTTTTTATGTATCGAGCCGCATCAGAATAACGCCCAAATATGCTTCCTCACTGTACGCCTTCGTGACGACCAGTTTTATGATCTGTGTATCATCATGGTATGCGATGCCGTTCAGGGCATCCAGCACAACCTTTGCGATGTTGTCACTGTCCGGCTTCTTTGCCGGCCAGATCTTCCCTGTCAGCATGTCTTGACCAGGTTTTCATACAGCACCGTCTTTTCAGGTGTTACGCTGCTCATTTTGTTGCTTCTGCTGTCATAGAACGTCCTCGCCCGGGCTTTGCCCTGCGGCTTGCCCGGTACGGTGAACGTGAATAGTTTTGGTTCTTCGTTATTGTTCTGACTGTTCATTTTCTACTTCCTTTTTACGTAAGCGGCCATTCCGGTGAGGTCAACGGGATGGTCTGTTTTAATTATTGAAGAACATATCTTCCATGCTCATCTGTTCCGAAGCATCTGCCTCTTTTGGTGGTTCTGCTGCTTTCGGTACATCCGTCTTTGCTTCCGTGACTTCTCTGTATTCCTGCTCTGCCACCGGTTCTTCCTTTTTTACGGAATCGACATACTCAGCTTTTCCATCCTCGTGGATCACTGCCATGTCCTTGTCCAGGGCGTTCTGCAGGTCGATGCTCATAATGCCCCATTTGCTGATGATCTGGCGGAGCATGGTCTTCAATGCCATGCTGTCAAAATCCTTGAACCAGAAAGAAGAATATTTCCAGAGGTCTTTTTCCGGGATCTGCCCGGCTTCCAGGAGTTCCAGCGATCTCGCCCCGCCATTCCCTCCAAACGCCTGGGAATACTTTTCGGCGTGTGCCAGCATCTTCTTCTTCGACCAGTACATTGTCTTTCGGAATCCGTTCTCATACTCGAACATGGCATAATAACCGGCTGTAGGTGTCTCGTCACGGATGATGTCATCCTCGATCAGGTTCACTTCAATTTCTTCGTTCAGGGGATCGTAGTGGAGAAGCTCCCCTTCTTTGATCGCCATGACGTTCAGGCGTTTGTAGTATCCGGAACGCACTGCCAGCTGGATATAACCCTTATACCCAAGCTGGAACTGTGCTTCCTTGCAGCCTTTTTTATTGTTCTTGAACGGGACCATATAGAACTGTCCGAGCTGTGGGGATGGTGAGAGGTTCAGTGCTTCACCGAGTAATGCAGCTGACAGGATACTCTGGTTCGTGCATTCCTGCAAAGCCGGTGTTGTCTGTACTGCGGAAACGATGCTGGAGACGAATCTGGTGGCATTCTTGCCGCCGACCACGCTGTTGATCTGCTTCCTCACTGCTTCCTGGGACATATACGTTGCCATGCTGCTTCTTGTCTGTCTGTTTGCAAGACTGTTTGCTACTGCCATGTTTTATTCCACCTTTCCAAACTGAATGTTGTTGCGGATCAGGTATTCTCTCAGATCCATGATCTGTTTCTTGGTGCCGCGTACACGGAAGTCAAGTGTCCAGATCTCTTCCTGTACTTCTGTAGTGTTCTCTGCTTCCTGTGTTTCTGCCGTAGTTTTCGGTACTTCTGCCTTGCTGTCTTCTTTGTTTTCCACAGTAGCGGATGTTTCTTCCTGCTGTACTGCCTTTCTGGATGCCTCTTCTTTTTTGGCTTTCTCCTCGGCTGCTTTTCTCTTTCGCTCTTCCAGGGCTTTTTCCATTTCTTCCAGGCGTTTTCCCTCTCTGAGTGCTTCCGAAAGGCTATAGTTTTCTATATATTTCAGGACAGCCTTGTCACGGAAACGTTCCGGGAGTTCCTCAAGTGCTTCCATTTCTTCAGACATACGGTTGAACAGCGAATGGTAAGCGGTTTCCAGATGCTTGTCCGTGATGGATTTTTTATACATGCTTTCTTTTACTGTTTTCTCGAAAGGGATAACAGAACGAAGATCCCCGACATACAGGTCATAATATTCACGCATCTTTTCCGTTTTTTCGCTGCGGTACTTCTGCTCGATCTCGTACAGCCCGTCATCGATCACTTTGACCGCACTGCGTACTGGTTCCAGCACTTCCTTCACCTGTGCCTCAAATTTTTCATAAGGTGCCGCATAAAATTTCTTTACCTGCTTTCGTTCTTCTTCGAACGCCTTCACCAGTCTGTTCAGGGTCGCCCTGTCCTTACGCATCTCTGCGGTCTGGGAATCTGTATAGGCAATGGATGCATATTCCTGTGCCTTCTTCTGGATCTCTTCCTTCAGCTCGCTGCTGTTCCACTGGATCTCCGGGAGCGTTCCCGGCTCCATCTTGGTCGTGATTCTTAATTCCATGTTTACCTCCTGTCATATCCCCGGCAATATCCTGCCCGGTCTTATGTTGTGTGTTACCTGCTGCCAAAATTTCTTTTCTTCCTGCAAGAGCATCGCAAGGTCTTCTTCAACGTCAGAACGTTCAATGAAATAGTGGCGGACGGCTGTCCGCCTGTCTCCTTCCCGGTCTGACCGTATGTGTGCCCTCAGCACTGCAAACCGGTAACCTGTCACCAGCAGATAGTGGAGCACCTGGATATAATAGTTATCCGGTATGCGGTTATCCCATTTGCCCCACTGGGCACCGTTCATGATGTTTGTGGTCTTGATCTCCAGGATACCTTTCCGCCCTTCCTGATCGGTAAGCTCGCCATCAAGTGAAGCCTGCATGAAGGGATGTTCAACGCTCCGCAGGATGCGGTTCTCATGATAAAGCACCTTGTATTCTGGATAATCCAGGGAGAAGAGTCTGCGGATCAGAGGCTCTGCTTCCGTTCCGTATTTCACATACGGCTTGTCGGATATGTCCTCCGGCATCCGTTTCCCGGTTTTCTCCTCGAACAACTCCACGTTGCTCTTGTATGGGTTCAGCCCCAATATCGCAGCCGCATCTGAACCGCCGATCCCAAGCGTGCGGCTTTTCAGCCACGCCGCATGGTCGGCATTTTCAATGATCGTATAGCTCATTTATCTGTATTTACCTCGCTTTGTTTTTCTTCCTGTTCCCTGAGTTCTTTCAGGATCATGCTCACACTCCATGCAGAGCACTTCATTTCATCTGCAATCTTCGCATTGCTCCACCCTGCCTCGTGCAGTGCTTTTACCTTCCCCCGGTCTATGGTCTTCTTTGTTGGGGGGGCTGTTTTTCACCTTTTCCGACTTCGTCTCTGTTTCTGGAACCGGGATTTCCAACACCAGCAGCATCGTTGCTGCTGTTACCTCTCGGAAGCTCATGCCGTCAATACATCTGGCAGCATATACCGCTTCGCCGTTCCGGCAACGATCTGCTGCCTCTTTGATGCTGATCTGTTTATATTTCATTCGGTTACCTCCTGTACAAATCTGCCTTCGCCGATTCCTTCTGCCGCATAGTCGGAAATTTCATTTATTGCATCAATATCTCTAACACCAGTTTTACGTAAAAACACGTATACGGCCAGTGTAATCTTGGAAAACTCTTCCAGAATTTCTTCTTTTGAACCCTGCATTTTTACATCTGCTCTTTCTTTGCTAGCCTTTTCGCATTTAATCACTTGATTTACCTCCTGTATTTGCTCTATAATGAGCTTGAAATGTTATTTTTGTGTCCCGGATCGCCCGCCAAAGCACCGGGACTTTTTACTACCTCGAGTGTCGCTTTCTCAACGATCACCGATTCTTTCGTCTCTTCATTTATTGCATGCACATAGATGCCATTATGGTGCCAGATCCGGTACTTGTCCGAATCAATCCCGGCCAATTCCAGGATGGCCCTGGCTTCCTGGTCCTTCCCTTCGCTTACTCCGATCATTCTGATACCTCCTTGTCCTCGATCAGGCTGTCCAGAAACTCGACCATTACTGGAAGTTCTTTTGTACTAAGATCCATAATACAGTATTTATAGAAATCATACCCTCTATTTGCACCCCATCCATGTTTTATTGCAGTTACGGTGACCATTATTGAATAATCAAGATTGTTAATATCCAGACTGACATAATGTTTTCCCTGTTCATGAATTGTCAGTACCTTATCCAGTAATACACCAATCCATTTTCTTCTCTCTTCTGC